CAGCACTCAAAGTAATTGTTTCTGCGGTGGTGGTTCCGTCAGGAGCAACTTCTGTATTGGGAGTAACAGGAGTAACAATTGATTGTTTTGTCCAAGAAGCATTATCAAACTCCTGGCTTCTTAACAGCAAATTCTCCTCAGCCTTCGCAGTCTCTGTGCCGTAGTATGTGGCAGTCGTGGTGCGGGTGAAGGTAATCCTGCTATCTAATTTTTTAACGGCAGCGAAATCCAAGCTGAGGCTTGGAGAAATTGAAGGGTATAGGTTAGAAAGGCTCATTATTGAACTCCAAAGATTTCGATCAAGAACCGACCAGCGGTATAGGTTGCATTGCTTGTGCTTTGACCCACTAGGTAAAGGTACTGATTGGTTGTTGGGTATGCGGAAAAGTAAGTCAAGGTTCCAAGTGCCTGTGTGCCAGCGTTGATAATCTGCGTTTCTGTCAAACCCGTAATTGCCGAATCTTCTGTGCCTGTACCCTCGTTTGCCGCATACAAGTCAATATCCGTGTCGCCCCCTGCGGGTAACTCCAAGCAAGTCATCCGACCACCCAAGACCGTCATGGCGGGCAGTCGTGCAATGTAGCAAGGCAAGGCAGTTCCATTTACCCCGATAATGTCCCCCGCAGTACCGCCCGAGTTCAACCCAGTTAAGTCAATAACAATCGTTACCTTGTAAACACCGCCCGATAAACCACCGTTAGCAACACAGATCGTCCCTGTACCTGTGGTAATGCCTGTGCCAATGTCTAGTGCGGGTGCCTCGGTGTCTATGTAAGCATTAGCACCTAAGTACTGGTTCAGCGGAATCTCGTTAGGTGCTGTGCCAATGTCGTACTGGGAGGCAAGGTTGTAGTTTGTACCGCCAACCTCTTCCTGTGTTACACCATCACCATCGGGCGAAAGGATTAAATCGCCGTCCGTGTCCGTTGTGCTAATCGTGTTGCCATCAATGTTGATGTTGTCGATCTGGGCTTCTGTAACAGCAGAGTTGGTTCCTAATGTAACCGCATCAATCTCACCACCTGCAATGTCTACCTTAGAAATGTTTACTTCGCCAGTACCATCGGGCGTAAGATCAATGTCACCATCCGTGTTGGTTGAGGTAATGGCATTGCCAGAAAAGTTGAGATTATCAACGGCAAGCTCAGTTGAAACGGTAATTTTGCCAGTAGAGTCGGCGATAGAAGCTGCTGCCGTTCCATCTTTTGCTTTAATGTTTGTAACTTCAATGTTTGTTGTATCAATGGTTGTTGCATTGATAATTGTTGCCGTTACGTTTGCTAAAGTTTCAGAACCATCTGAGATTCCGTTTATTGCGTTTGCAAGCGTTGAAAAATTAACGTCAAGTTGCGACAAAGGTATGCTAGTTGCTGCATTAGCAAACTCATTAGGAATAGTGACGGGAAGCGCCATCTTAGAACCTCGCTCTTAGTTCATGTTCAAGTTGGAAGCCGTTTATCGTAAACGGCGTTGTATTACCAGTAAGTGTTAAGCCAAGATACTTTCCATACATTTTCGCATCAGATCGGTATAAATAATAACCGCTAGTTACGTTATTGCCTGTATTTGTCCATCCAATTTGTTGGCCTAAATTATTGATCCAAGGTATGACAACATTACTATTGTTTGTCCAAAAAATTGTGTTTGAAAAATCAATAGCCGTGGATTGTTGGTTTTCCGAATCTAAAAACGCCGTAACACTAGCATAACCCGTTCCAAGTGTTGCTTCAATGCCAACCTTTAACGCCTGCTTGTCTCGAATAGGGTCGCCCATAGGCCACAATGCTGTTTCTAACTCCCAATTGATGCTAGTCGTACTGTTGGCATAAAACTGAATAAGGTTTGTGCCTGTTGTGCCGTACATAATGATGTTGCCACTACTCGTAGCCGATGCTGTACGAGTAATAGAGTTGCCTTGGCTTGTAATAAACCACTTGCGATCAAAAAAAACAAGTTGAATTGTGCGTGGTGTGCCCTCATCATTGTAAACAAACGTCCAAGCAGCGCAAAGAATGTTGTTGATAAGGACTTGACCCGCTGTAATTGGTAACGAAAAGTCAATATTTGTAAATACACCGTCAATGGAATCGCTAATCTTGCTAGTAGTTGCACCAACGAGGGCATACACACCGTAGCGATTGAGGAACAACATGCTTCGGAAGTAAGGAAAGATGGCGTATTTAAAGCCAGAACCAATGGAGGCCGACACATTAGTATTGGTGAAGAGTGTTTCTCCTGTCACCGAGTTAACCCGAACGTCCGAAAAGACATTGATAGAGTCTTCGCCAAAGACGTAGAGGAAGTTATTGGCCGCAATGATCGTACTAATGTCGGTTCTAAGCGTACTATCGGTAAGCGTTAGGAAGCCTGAACTTACGTTGATAAAATCGTTAAAGGTATCTGCGGCACTGTAATAGACCGTGCGTTGCTCACTAATCCAAGCTCGGCCTGAGAACGTCGCTAGACCTGTGCCTGACTGACTAAAGAGCGTGCAAGTGACGTTGGCATTGCTACCACCGGGGTCTGTAATCGTGATCGTAGGGGCGGCTGTGTAGCCCGTACCCGGCTCTGTAACCAATATCTCTACGATGGTATTGGCAAGCGTGACGGCCTCGCCTGTGGCCTGTATGCCACCCGTCTGATCGGGGGCGCTAAAAGAGACTGTGACGTTGGTGTAGTTAGTTCCACCGTCATTGATCGTCACCGCACCAACAGAACCTATATCGACAAGATTCGTGCCATCCCATGTTTTGTACCCGTTATTGGGGTCAATAATAAGGATGCGCTCATTCTTCCATTGCACGATAGACACGTTTGCATTGGAAAACGTGCTAGAAGCGGCTAAGTTGCCAAGCGTATCGGTTTCAATGTTGACGTATTGAGCCGACCCGTCTTCTTGGAAAGCAAACAAAAACTCGGTGTTCTGAATATTAGCCGAGGCCATGTAGCTGACTGTGTTAGCAAAGGTAACACCTGCTACGTTGCTTGGCGCATTGATGATTTTAATATTGCCAAAGCCAATGGGTTGCGTGTTCTCTAGCCACGCAAACTCACCCTCGCCAATGGCGGTACGGTTGTTCGTAACATTTACGCCCTTGAAGTCCTTACTTACGAAATAAGACTTCTTTTGCTCTAACGCTGCCATTTAGTACCCCGACTGATAAGGGGAAGGCAAGCGCCGTGTAAAGGTGCTGTTTAAGGCTCCGATAACTTGTTTTGTGTACTCTTGTTTGAAGATTTCCGACTCACCATAAGACTGCTCTTGGTACTTGGCTTTATGAGCCGCAAAGTACGCCACAGCTTCCGTGAACGGCGTAGGGATGTCCGTATCTTCATCACCTAAGTTAACTAGGGCTGTCGGCAAGACAACCGTATCAATCTCCAATTCATAGGCTTGATCAGGCTTAGGGCCAATGTAGATGGTCTTAACGCCGTAGATCGAAAAGCCAATGGGCCTGCCGTTGTAGTTTTGCCAGAAACGCAACTGGGCGTTAAAGTCTGACCACGCCATGTAGTACAGAGGAAAGCGTGAGTCACCCCAATAGAGGTTGATATTGAGAATATCAATTGTGTTAGCACCCTGTGGAAGGGCACTGTAAGCGATTGTTTCTTGCCCCACCGACATGGTGAAGGACTGTATAACCCGTTTGCACCCAGAGTCTTGTACAGCGTGAGTGCGACCATCATTGACGTAGGCAGTTATCTCTGCGGTCGTCCAGAAGTTCCCATTAACGTCATGCAGGAGTCGCCGAGTTTCGACGATGTAATCGTTTAGCGTAGGCATACATGCTCATATTCAATGGGCATGGACTTTTGCCGCACCTTTACCACGAACTTTAGGCTCGGGCATTGGTGCGGCTACTCGCTCCACCACCGGGGCTGACAAGTGGACGGGTTTATTTGGCTCAGACGAAAAAACAAACTCAGACATGCGTTGCAATGCAATGGGCAGGTCTGTGTTCATTTTCATCCATCCAAGCCTAACAAAGTAAGGCTCTTTCTTATCAACACCATAACCAAAAATATGCTTTGCACACTCCAGAGAAATCTCTACCTCCTTGCCGCAATCAAAAACGTACTCCTTGTTTTCAAAACGACCCGTTACAGGCAGATTTCCTCTATTGGTTACAAAGATGTTTTTGCTCATAGCGTAATAATATCTCCATAGACATAGACATCGGCTGTTGCGGCACCACCTTGGGGAGTCGTCAAAGACAAAAACAAATTTTTGACAGTCAAAATATCACCACCCGAGGTGTAGCCCGATGCAATTGTGAGATCAACAAATTTTGTTGCAGCCGTCAAGCCTGAAAAGACTTGCGAGTTGGCAACGACCGCCGTACCGCCCTTGCTTACAGCAGGGTAGATACCACCGACAGCCGTTGACAGGCTCGTTGAAGCATTGGTCGCCACAATACGGCGAACAATAAACTTTGCTGGTGCAGAAAAGATCGTAATTTGCTGATCGTCCGTGGAGTTCATGTTGGCACTAATAAGCTGTCCAAGAAGAATCTGTCCGAATCGACTTGGCAGTTGGGTACCTACAGCATTAGCGTCCATACGAACCTCCTTTAAGTGTTGTAGGTGCCGGGGGCAGCTTGCTCACTGCCAACAACAACGTAAAGGGAAGTAACAAGCTGATTACCGAGGTTGCTAAGGCGCACGTTCGTACCGTCAGAAACGATAAAACCGCCCGTGTTATTCGCCAAAACGGTGGCAAAACCAGCACCACCAGAGGCGTTATTCACTTGGACGGCCACGTTTGCAACGGGGTAGAAAATGTAAGCGCCTGCCGACACCACGGTATTGGCCGCATTTGCAAGGCCAGTAGAACCAGCCGTGAAATAAGCCGCCGTGCTGTTGGCGTTAGCATCAGCAATCAGGATTTTATTGAGTGCGAGTGACATGGTTATTTCTCCTTAAAGCGTGAGAGAGTTGTAGCCAGTCACCTTCGTCATCGACTTAGGCTTGGTGCTAACCATTTCAGCAATCATTAGCACGGCACCGACATAGCCGA